GTGATTGTGGTCGTCTGGTTTGGACGAAAGGAAAGAGTGGAAATTTTGTGTGCCTTGGTTACCATGTAATGGGTATACAGGGTATAGCTAATGGGTTTGTAGCCCCAAATTTAAAAAACTAGAGTCTGGGCTCTCAGAGCCCACAAGCCTGATGGACGCAGGTTTTGGAGAATATATTGAAATCGTCCAATATGAGGATAAGATTGGGTTTAATAACCTAAAATATTTGGGAAATGCTAAGGGTTTAAATCACCCACTATCAAATACATATACAAAGTCAGATGTTTCTAAGTTTTGGAATGAATTTCGAAAAGATAATCCAAATACTTCATTTGTGATAGAACAATATGCCGATTGGAGACCTGTTTTTGAGAGCTATTCAGCCGTGTGGAAAAGTGCCAAAAAACTAGATTGTAAAGACCAGTTAAATAGGAGCGATGAGTTTCATATGCTTGGACTGGATTATACAGAAATAATGTTGAGAGAGTACTTAAAATCAACACCAAAAACAGTGTTTGACATAGATCTGGATACAGCACCTGGTGCTGTCTATCGCAAAAGGGGTTTTAAAGATAAATATTCAGCTTTAGGTTCTGATATTTATATATATTATCACAATGGGAGGTTCATCCCAATATGGACATTATCTGGAAAACCAGAGTTTCAAGGACCTGAAGAGTTGTTGGATGAAAAGATTCGCACTTTTATGGGTCCGCCACTTGATTTTTTGATGAAACAGAAAGTTTTGTTCACTGGGCAAAATGATAAGCTTAAAGAGTGTTGTTATGATCAAGCTCAATGGATAAGATATGGTTTTGTAAAACAGTATGGTGGTTTTCACAGATTGATGAAGTCAATGGAAAAATTTGATTTAGTTTGGACTGGAGATGTTAGTGGGTATGATCGTAGGTTGCAGGTACAACCTGAGGTGTATTACCTTAGAACAAAATATTTGGATCTTAAAGATAATGATGAGCTTAAGAAAGAATTAGATTATGTTGTCTATCATACCATAAATTCGACATTATTAATGCCAAATGGGGCTCTATTTCAACGATCATGTGGTAATAATTCTGGGTCGTTGAATACAACTACAGATAATTCAATTTCGCATGTCATAATGATGTTTCGCTTTCTAATAAAAGCTTGGTTTGATAAGTATGGTGTTATGCCAACTTATTCAGATATAATGATGAATGTGGAAGTAAACATTATGAGTGATGATAATTGTGGCTCATTAAATTCATGTGTCTTTGGTTTTACAGTTGAAAGCTTCAAGGAGGCTCTCCGAAGTAATTATGCTTTTTATAATCTTGAGGTTAAAGAGAAGGCTCTTGAAGTTAGAATTAGACAAAATTTGAAAGAACCAATTAATGGCATAGAATTCTTAGGATCAACTTCAAATAACGAAGATGGTTGGTATTTTCCAATTCCCCGAAAGGGTAAAATATGCTCACGAGCTATTTATA